TGGAGAAAAAGATGTAGATTTCATCAATATCGTTACCTGGAGGGGCCTGGCAGAAAATTGTGCCAGGCATCTGGGTAAAGGAAGGCTTGTCGGAGTAGATGGTAGCTTACAGATTAGAAAGAGCGAAAATAACAACAGGACTTATATTAACCCTGAAGTAAATGCAGATAATGTTCGATTTTTAGACTTTGCAAACAATAACAATCAGAGAAATAATTCACAAGCTAAAGGAAATAAGCAGCAAAGTAAAACCCAGGGACCGGGCCAGCATTCTAACGGCCAGCACTCTAAGAATAATAGCCAGCAATCTAATGGCAAAAACCAACAGAGTAACGGCCAGCAAATAAATGAACAGTATAACGATAACTTTGAGGGGGATGATTTCGATGTTCCGTTCTAAGCAAAACCCAAAACCAATATATATAGTGCTAGATTATCAAAAAAGAGCCGGTGAAAAACCAGTAATATATTCTATGGGAATAGTAAAAGCTGGAAATTCCTATAAAGCAAAAATTAAGTATGCGAAAAGAATAGATAAAAAAGAATGTGAAGCTGCTAGATTTACAACTGTTAGGCCAGAAGAGGTAGGTTTTGTATCTCTTTGGGATTTAAAAAATCCGAATTAAATAGAAGGTGTTGAAATGAACTCAAAAGTAATCAGAAAAAAGTTTGGAATACTTATCATAAACGGAATCAAAATGAGGTCACCGACAACAATAGAACATGATCGCCCGGGCCAGCTAAAAATAATCTATATACCAGAAAAAGTTTAAGAATTTTTGTGCCCGGCATTGGAGGATTGGAGCAATAAAAAATGTTTACTTTCTCTAATTCTAACAGTTGAGTGGGCTCCAACTAGACATTGCTCCAATTTTCCAGAAAGGAGGCAGATGAAAGATTATTATATTTGCGAGATAAAAGATTGTGATGAACAAATCAGAAAAGGAACGCTTTGCCACTATCACAGCTCAATAACTAACCGGCCATGTGCCTGGTATTATCATAAAGAACTAGGGACAGCTGCAGTTGAGTGGTGTGATAAGAAAGTAGAAAGGTTTGATGATGTTAACTGCGAAGGATGTAAAGACTATATAGATCCGAAAGATGGAATAAAAATAATTGAGAGACTAACTGGCCTTAATCAAGGGTGATGGCCCGGGCCAGCAGGAAGGAGCAGAGAAATGAAGAAATGCCCTGAATGTGGAGTAATGTATGCAGAAGAAGATGGTAGAGGAGGTGTCTGCCGTAGATGTTATGAAAGACAGCAAACTGGAAGTATGGAAAAAGACATGAGTTGGTTTGCCCAACGAGCGGGCCAGCCTGAAAAGAAATTTTAAGCTAACTGGAAGCTAAGACCTTAAGAACTTAAGATCTTCCCCCGGCCGGTCTTGAACTGAGGTCTTATTAAACAGAGAGCGATATATTAGAGGGTGAAAATTAAATGAGCAAAATCAAGAAAAGAATACCTTGCCCAAATCCATATTGTGATCCAGAAGAAGGTTGTTGTATTTGTGAATATACAAATCATATCTATGTATTTGTAGAAAATAAAGATGATGAAGTAAAATTTAATTTTGATGTTGAAGGAGGCAGAAATGATATTTAGATGCAGCTTAAAAAAATGGAAGACTAGAAAAAACTCAGGAGTAGTAAGCCTGATCATAAAAGATATACCAGATGGATTTGATAAATTTGAAGATAAACCATTAATTGTGAACTTCAATCAGATGGCCCTGGCCTCAGCTAAAATCAAAAATATAGAACAGTTGGCTAATGGAGATCATGAAGTTATATTGATAACTGGGAAAGACAGTAAAAGGATTTTGATTAATGTTGGACCAAAATTCAAAGAGATGGAAGAAATCAGAGTTAAATTTGAGATAAATGAAAAAGAGCAGAAAAGATTAATGGAAATGATAACTGACAACCAGAGAAAGAAAGCATTTGCAGTCATTAAAGATATGGGTGACTCAATAGGTTATGAAAAGATGGAGATGAAAGAGGCCCTGATTATGAGGTTTGCTGAGGTTTCGGAGCATGGGGAAATAAGTCTATCAGATTGTTCTAAGACTGCTGCAGCTGATTTTATTGATTTTTCGATAAGGTTAGGTTATGAGTTGGGAGTGCAGTGGGAAGAAAACCCCAGAAAGAGATTAGACAGCTTAGATAGATGGTTAAGGATGTGCCTGGATAAGAAAATATGTGCTGTCAGTACTAAGCCAGGTAAAAACTACTATATAGACAATTCAGGCGAGATAGTCCATGTTCATCATGGTAATAATATTGGAATGGGAAGAAACAGGCAAAAAATTGATGACAGTGAGTTGGAGAAAATATGTTTATCGGCTGAATACCACTATATAGCTCACAAAATGGGCTGGGAATCATTCAAAAAGAAGTATCATGTTTATGCTATTGTTTATCCTTGATGGCCCGGGCAATGAAAGGAGATAATAATGCCTGATTTAAAAGTTTATTGTACTAAAGATTGGTATTTAAGTTATATGATCACTGGCAGAGTTATAGCATGTAGTCCAGGCACCAGAAATGAATTATTGCTTGAAGATAGAAAAACACATGATGATTTGAATGTTAGACTTTCTATCGACAAGAAAAGCCATAAAATAAGCAAAATTGATAAAGAGTGGTTAGGCTGTGAACCTGAGGGGAATTGGTATGACATTATAAGGAGATGAATATTATGGAGAAGTTTGGAATTGTTTATCCGTGATGGCCCGGTAATTTGAGGTGAAATAATGACAGAGAGAATGAGTGCTGCAGAATATAGAAAAAAGAAGGATCTATCAGAATATGATGAGCAAGTTAAGTTAGCAAATTATTTGGATATGAAAGGCTATTTGTGGTGCCATGTACCTAATGGAGGAAACAGAGATGCTAAGACCGGCAGGAAAATGAAAATGCAGGGAGTTAAGCCGGGCGTGCCTGATGTACTGATATTTGATGATCCAACTTCTGAATATACTATGAACTTTAGTGGAATAGCAATCGAATTAAAAAAAGCTAATGGAAAACCGTCAGATGTTAGAGAATCGCAAAAAGAATGGTTAAAAGCTTTAGAATGGAGAAACTGGCAAACTAAAATTGCTTTCGGAGCTGATGATGCAATTGAGTGGCTTGAAAAATTAGAATAGAAGAAATTTAGGGCGCTGGCCCGGTAATTAGAAAAAGAAAGGGGTTAATTATAATGAATAGAAGCGAAATGTTATGTTTTTTAGAGGAACTGCTGGAAGAATCGGCAAAAATGAGTCATAAAACTGGCAAATCATTTTTGGAGGAGGGAATTGATGAACTGCAGGACAGGTTGGTTGCGGAAGACTATAATAGCAAGCCGATTAGTAATTTAGTTGTCAGAGTGAATGCTGATACTTCAGAAGCTATGACCGAACTGGTTCAAATTGAAAGCAAATTAGAGAAAATTAATCAGCTTTTAGAAGAAATCAATGGTAAGTTTAAAAATGAAAATACTATAAAAATAGGAGTTGAAGTTAATGGGCGATAGAAATAAAGGTGCTGGCCCGGGGACCGGGAAAGAATTTCAAGAAAATATGATTGATAAGCTTTTAGATGAAACTAAGGAAATGAAAATATCTAAAGAAACTAAAATGGTTTTAAAAGAAATAATGACTAAAAAAACTTGCTTAAAGCAATTAGATAGAATTATTAACGAAATTGAAACAATCCATAGAGGCAGACCATCTGAAAAGTTTTACTTTTTGCAGGCTTCTTTATTGTTTGCTAAAAAAAATCTTGAAGAAAATACATTTCAATATAGCTTAGAAGATAAAGTGAAAATAATAAAAGATGGTCACTTTAAAGGGAAAACAGGGAAAATAATAAAAAGGCGCTTATCAAACTCTGCTACCAACAATTACATCCATTATAAATTAGATAGCATGGAACATTATTGGATATTAGAAGATAATTTAGAGGTGGTTGAGTATGCTTGACGAAGCCAGAAAAATATGCAAATATCAAGGAATTAAAACCCATATTCAAGTGCCGGTTATTTGCCCTCACTGTAGCCGGAGAACAATGATATTAGACAGTGTTAAGAATAAAGGCACTTGCATTAGGTGTGGAAGAGAAAAGCCTATCAATGAGCTTTTGAGGGAAGAGGAAGCAGACTGGCTGGAAAGGCATAAAGGAACAGATATAAAAATGAGGACTAACAGGGGTGATTGCGGTTGAAAGTTGAAGATTTGTGGTATAGCAAAATAGGAAAGTTAGAAATAGATGTCGATTCTCTTAGAGATTTAGATTTAAAAGCTGCCAAAAAATTAAATAAAAAAATTATAGTTTTAAATGCAGAACATAATTTTATAAGCAATAAAATAATTTATACTGCAATATCTAATGAATTTGACAAAATAGAAAAAGGAGAAATTCACCCGATTTATCATGTTGAAGTAACCAAATTTGAAATTGAAAAAGATAATTTTGATTATGAAATAAAATTTGTTAGAGAAAGCGAGTGATTAGATGCAAGACTACTATTCGAGAGTGGTCAAAGAGTTACTTAACTACAAAGAATATAAACAGAGATGCGCTGTAATCAGAATAGAATTAGATGAATTAATCGAGTCAAATCGAGGGGTAAGTTATGAAGGAGTGAACGTTAAAGGCAGCAATGATTTTAGATCAGCTACAGAAAATGCAGTTATTAATCGGGATGAAAGCGAGCTCAAAGAAGAATTAAAAAGTAAAGAATGTATGATAGCCAAAATTGAAGAAGCTCTTGAAGGTTTATATACAATGGAAAGATTTGTAGTGGAAAAAAAATATATGAATGGGACTATTGAGAAAGATGTGAACATATATACTCACCCAAAATTTGAGTGGGGAAGAAACAAATATTATGATTTTAAAGACCAGGCAATAGAAAAAATAGCAAGAATTCTCGGATATGCAAAAAAATAAACAGTTAGTAAACGATTAGTAAACATTTAAAGCTTTAAAAGATGATATATTAATATCATGGAAAGTATAAGATTTTTTCAATAACTTTCCTCCTTTATTGTTTTACCCGGCTTGCCACCAGACGAGCTGGGTTTTTCTATGCCACAAACTAATAATTACAGAAATCGTTGTGGGCGTCTGTTGGATACCTCTTTTATAGAATATACTACTGCCGGCCAGCCCAGCCGGTTTATACTTTGAGGTGTATTAATATGCCAACCTACAAATACAAATGCAAAAGTTGTGGGGAGTTTGAGGTTTTTCATAGCATTAATAATAAATTATATAACTGCCCAACTTGTGGAAATGAAGTTAAAAAAATCTTAACTAATTGTAATTTCATTTTAAAAGAAGGCAACTTCTATAAAAAGAGTGGTGATTAATTTGCCAAGAAGATTAAATAAGCCATGCTCTTATCCAGGATGCCCGGAACTTGTTAGTGCTGGCAATACTTACTGCGAAAAGCATAGAAAGAAAACTAAAAAAGCTAGAGATAAAGAATATAACAGATATAGAAGGAATCCAAAGACCAGAAAATTTTATGGTTCATCAACCTGGAAGAAAGCCAGGGCTAGAAAATTATCTAAAGATCCTATCTGTGAATATTGTTTACCGGAAGATGTAACTCCAGCAACTGAAGTTGATCACATTATTCCAATTGAAGTTGATTGGTCATTAAGGTTAGTTGAAAGTAATTTTAAGAGTGCGTGCCACAGCTGCCATATGAAGAAGTCTGCTGAAGATAGGAGGAAATATGATGAGCTCTAAACATCCATGCCCTTATCACGATACGCTCCGATGCAGAATGATACAGCTTAGATATTATTTCAGACAATTATTAGATGAAATTGCCTGTATTTTAGGTATTAATAGGCTAATTTGCTGGTTAAACGACAATTTAAAGGGGGAGGGCGGGTAAAATCCCTGTAATCTGATGAATTTCTGTCGCGGCGTCAGCTTAGCGTATACAAAATCCCCTTTTCAACATATCCCTTTTAAATAAGTTGGAGGTGAAAAAATGTCCAGAAACGCAAAACCTATTTCGCTTAGCGTAATAGAGGGCGGTAAAAAACCGCACCGCAGTAATAAAGAAATTAAAAAAAGAAAAAAAGCGGAAAAAAAATTAAGGCCAAAATCTGATGACATTGATCGCCCCGACTGGCTTAAGCATGATACTATTGCTCAGCGAGAATGGAGAAAAATAGTACCAGAACTAAAACGATTGGACCTGCTTTCTAATATAGATACAACTGCTTTAGCTTTATATTGTGAAGCTGTATCCGAATATGTAGATGCAGTAAAACAATTAAGAAAAGAAGGAACAACTATTAAATATACAAACACCAAAGGTGAAACAAACACTATCAAACATCCAGCGCTGCAGGTAAAAAAAGATAATTATCAAGTCATAAAAGATATGCTGAAAGAGTTTGGATTAACTCCATCAGCCAGAGCTAGTTTAGCAATAAATTTTGAAGGAGCTGATAATGGAGCTGAGGATGAAGAATTCAGCGATATATAAAGAGATGTGATTATTGTGGAGTTAAAAGATTTGTTGGTTGAGTATTCAAAGCAAGTTATTAATGACCAAGTACCTAGCTGTCAAAAGCACAAATGGGCTTGTCAAAGATTTCTGAATGATTTAGAAAAAGAAAATACAAAAGACTTCCCGTATATCTTTGATAATGATAAAGCTATGCGGTTTTTTAGGTTTATGAAAAAGTTTAAACATACAAAAGGAATATTAGCCGGAGAATATAAAGATCCGGCGCCTATAGAATTATTTATTTTTGGAAATATATATGGCTGGTATCATAATGAAACTGGGTATAGGAGATTCAGAAAAGGATACTGGCAAGTCGGCAGAAAAAACGCTAAGTCGCAAGATCTATCAATTGTTGGTTTATATGAAACTGCAGGCTTAAAAGTTAATGCAAGCGAAGTTTATATCGGAGCCACAAAATCAGACCAGGCTAAAATAGTCTGGAATGAAGCTAATATGATTTATCCTAAAAGTGATTTTGCAAATAAATTTGAAACAAAATACGGAAAAATTATTCACCCTAAATCAAATTCTTTTATGAAAGCATTATCCAAAGAGGACCAGAAAACTGGAGACGGTTTAAATCCTCAATGCGGAATTATTGATGAATATCATGCTCACAAAACATCAGAAGTATATGACATATTAGTTTCTGGAATGGGGGCTAGGAGACAGCCTTTATTAATGACAATCACAACAGCTGGTTTTGAAATTAGCAATCCATGCTACAGAGTCGAATATAAATATATATCACAAATATTAAATCCAAACAACCCAGTTAACAATGAAGAATACTTTGTAATGGTTAATGAGCTCGATAAAAATGAAGATGGAGAACTTGTAGATGATATAAAAGACGAAAGCAGCTGGATAAAAGCTAATCCAATTTTAGCAAGCTATGATGAAGGTATAAACTATTTAAAAAGCGAATTAAAAACTGCCTTAGATGTTCCTGAAAAAATGAAAAACTTTCTTACTAAAAATATGAATGTCTGGGTTAATGCAAAAGATAATGGCTACATGAATTTAGGTAAATGGAAGTCTTGTGGTAACAAGGAAATACCAGATTTATCAGATGCAACAGTGTTTTTAGGATTAGATTTATCAACCAAATTAGATTTAACAAGTGTAGGATTTGTATTTTTATTGCCTTCGGGAGAAATAGTAGTTAAATCTCATTCTTTTTTGCCTGAAGATAGATTAGAAGAAAAATTAAAAACAGATAAAATAGAATATGATTTATGGGTTAAACAAGGTTGGATTACTCTAACAGATGGCTCAACTATAGATTATAGATATATAACAGACTACATTATAGAACAAGAAAAGAAATCAGAATGGAGCATTAATGAAATTTGTTTTGACCCGTATCAAGCTACTCAATTTGCGCAGGAATTAGCCGATTATGGTTATGAAATGGTTGAAATAAGACAGGGTGTAAAAACCTTAAGCGAACCTACAAAAGATTTTAGAGCTCAAGTTTATACTAAAAATGTAATCCATGATAATAATCCCGTTTTAACATGGGCTATAGGAAATGCGGTTACTCGTCAAGACCATAATGAAAATATTCAGCTTGATAAAGATAAATCAGTCCAAAGGATTGATCCAATTGCAGCTGTTGTAAATGGATATGTTAGAGCAATGGTAAATGAACCTCCTAAAAAATCAGTTTATGAAGAAAGAGGTATCAGAACGCTTTAGAAGGGAGTGATCTGAATGTGAATATAAATTTTAATGATTTTGTATTTTTTATAGGAATGATAATTTCAGGTGCTGGTTTATGGTTATGGAGCCCGGCGCTTAGTCTTACAGTAATAGGAATAATACTAATGCTGGCTAGTTGGTTTTGGGAAGGTGGTAATTGATGGGTATTATATCAAGTATAAAAAGCAATATAAGCAGTTTAAATAGTCCAGGTCAATGGCTTTTAAATATGTTCTCTGGACCAACTTCAAGCGGTGTCAATGTAAATGAAGATAATGCTATTACTTATTCAGCTGTTCATAATGCAATTACTATATATTCTGAAATTGCAGCAATGTTACCTCTTAATATATATAAAAGATTAGATCCTAGAGGTAAAGAAAAAGCGACCACTCATCATTTATATAAAATTTTACACGATCAACCAAACCCAGAAATGACATCATTTGTGTTTAGGGAAACTTTAATGGGACACTTATTGACTTACAGAAACGCTTATGCAGAAATAGAATATGATAATGCTAACCGAGTTAAAGCATTATGGCCGTTACTGCCAGACAGAACATGGCCGGAAAGGGACAAAAAGACTCAAGAACTATACTATAAAACTGTTTTGCCAGGTGGAAAAGGGGTAAAGCTTCCTTCAAAAAGAGTATTTCATGTGCCAGGCAGAAGCAACAATGGAGTGAAAGGGATTAATTTAATCCAATTGATGAAAGAATCTATAGGAACAGGTTTAGCTCTTGAAAAATATGGTGCTAAATTTTTTGATAACAATGGTACACCTAGCGGTGTTTTAGAACATTCGGGTGAATTGTCGGATCCCGCTCATGATCATCTTAAAAAAGACTGGGAATCGAAACACGGTGGATTAGATAATGCTCATAGAATTGCGATTCTTGAAGAAGGATTAACTTGGAAACAAATTGGAATTTCTCCAGAAGATGCGCAAATGCTAGAAAGCAAAAAATTTCAAATAACTGAAATAGCTCGTTGGTTTAACATACCTCCTCATATGCTTAAAGATATGGAAAGAGCAACTTTTTCAAATATTGAGCAGCAATCTTTAGAATTCGTTATTTATTATTTAACTCCTTGGCTAAAAAGATTTGAACAACAAATACAAAAAGATTTAATTAAAAACAATTCTTATTTTGCTGAGTTTCTTGTAGATGCTTTATTAAGAGGGGATATTGAAAGCAGATATAACGCTTATTCCAAAGGTATTCAAAATGGTTTCTTAAGTCCAAACGATGCAAGAGAAAAAGAAAATATGAATCCTAAAGAAGGTGGAGACCAAACATTTATTCCTTTAAATTTAATTCCTTTAAATGCTGATAACCCTAAAATAAATGATAGAAGCAACAAATCTGTAAAAAAAAACAAAATTGAAATGAAAGCTAGAAGATCAGCTGCCGGAAGAAGAAATATTGCGTTAAGATATCAAAAAGTAATAAAAAATTCTGCTGAACAGATGGTTGATAAAGAAGTTAAAATTGTTAGGGATAAAGCAATTGAAGAATTATCAGAAAGAAATGCAGGTGGTTTTCAAAGATGGCTAGAAGAGTTTTATGAAAAATTCAAAACAGAAATAAAAAATTCAATGAAACCAGCAATTAAAACAATGGCAGAAGCTATTGCAGAAGAGGCGGGCAAAGAAGTAAATATAGAAGATTTATCAGACATCAAAGGACTTGATAACTTTATTGAAAAGTATATTGAGTCTTTTTCTTATAGATATAGTAGTTATTCAAAAAACCAGTTAAATGCATTAGTTAAAGAAGCTTTAAATTCAGATCAAGATCCACTTGAGTTAATTGAGCAACGGCTCGATGAGTGGAAAGAGAAAAGACCGAATAAAGTAGCTAAACAAGAAAGTATTAAAAGTGCTGGTGCTTTTAGCAAATTTGCTTTTTCAGCTGCAGGAATTTCAGAACTAATATGGGTGACAATGGGTAACGACCCTTGTCCATATTGCATTGAAATGAATGGCAAAAGAATTGGAATTGAAAGCGATTTTCTGAGCGCAGGAGAAAGCTTGAATCCAGAAGAAGCTGAAGGAGAAATGCAGGTATCCAGCAACATAGGTCATCCTCCATTACATGAAGGGTGCGAATGTGGGATTAGCCCAGGTTAAAGGAGGTGAATCACTTGGGAAAAGGATTTGAATCTAGATTAGTAAAAACAAATTTTGAAATCAAAGCCGAAGAAGAAAATAGCAAAAAAATTGTTGGCTATGCAGCTTTATTTGATGACCCAGCTCCAGAAACATGGGGCTTTATTGAAAAAATAGCGCCTGGAGCATTTGAAGAAGCACTAAAAACATCAGATGTAAGAGCTTTAATAAACCACGATGCTAATTTGCTATTAGGAAGAAATAAATCAGGAACTCTACAGTTGAAAGAAGATGAAAGAGGTTTATATTATGAAATTGAACCTCCAAATACTACTTATGCTGCCGATTTAATGGAATCTATGAAAAGAGGAGATATAAATCAATCCTCATTTCAATTTAAAGTTGATATCGAAGAATGGGATGAGACTGGAGATATTCCAGTTAGAACAATAATTAAAGTAAAAGAATTAAGAGATGTAAGTCCAGTTACTTTTCCCTGGTATCCAAATTCAGAGTCTGGCTTAAAATCTAAAGAAGATGTCTATAAAAGGCATCTTGAAAACAAAAACAATGATCATGAAGTTATAGAAAAAAGAAAAAAAGAATTAAAAAGAATAAAACACCACAATATATTATTAGGAGTTGATTGAGAATGACCCTTGAAGAATTAAGAGCGCGTTTAGCAGAAATAGAAGAAAGAATGGAAGAATTAGCCGGCGAAGATTTTCAAATGAAAGATTCAGAAGCTAAAGAATATGATGAATTAGCCAAAGAACATTCTGAAGTTCGCAAAAAAATAGAAAGAATTACTGCTTTAGAAGGAGTGAGAGATTATAACTCTCAGACTCAAAATTCAGCTATAAGACCACCTGTTCCAGAAGATGATAACGGCGGCGAAGGTAGAGAAGGCATGCCAAAAGATGGAGAATTCAAAAACCTTGGAGATTTTTTGTATCACGCTAGATATGAGCCAAATGACTCTCGGGTAAAAGAATTAAGAAATATGGCAATGGAAGATGGAGCCTCTGGAGGGCTTTTAGTTCCTGAAAAGTTTTCTACAGAAATATTAAAACTAGATCCTGAAGCGGCAATAGTAAGGCCGAGAGCGACTGTTATTCCTGCTGGTTCTAATCCGGACGCTGCAATGAATTTTCCTGCTATGCAGCAGGGCAGTAAAGGAGTATATGGCGGCGTTAATTTCAGTTGGACAGCTGAGCAAGAAACAAAACCAGAAAAAGACGGTCCTAAATTAAGAGACATCAAACTAGAGCCTGAAGAAGCTTCTGGTTGGATTTCTGTTTCAAATAAACTACTTAGAAATTCCGAAGCTGCATCACAGTTCTTAACAACCACATTAAGAAATGCTAAATTAGGGTTTGAAGATTTCCATTTCTTAAGAGGCGATGGTAACTCTAAACCGTTAGGTATCGTGAATTCTAAAGGTGCCATGACTGTAAACAGAAACACATCTTCAAAGATATTATATGAAGATGTTATAGGTATGGAATCGAAAGTGTATCCAGAGTCCCAAAGCAATGTTATGTGGATTGCAAGTCAAAGCGCTTATTCTGATATCAAAGATATGAAAGATTCCGATGGTAAAAGAATTTATACAGATGGGAACTTAGTCAAAGGAGTTCCGGCTATGTTAGATGGAATACCTTTAAAATGGACAGGGAGAGTTCCTACTTTAGGAAACAAAGGCGATTTAATGCTTGTTGACTTGAGATATTATCTTATCAAAGACGGTTCAGGGCTTTATATTGCAGCTTCTGAACATGCTGAGTTTAAAGCTAATAAGACAATCATCAAAGTTGTATTTAATGTTGATGGTCAAAGTTGGTTAGAAGAGCCTTTAACTCTAGAAGATGGAAATACTCAGGTAAGTCCATTAGTTATGTTAGGTTAATTAAAATATAAGGGAGGTTTAGCCTCCCTTAATTATTTAAAAATTGAGGAGATGAAAATAAATGAAACGATTGACAGAACAATTAAAGTTAGATAATGCTGTAGAGAGTCAACCTTTAGGAGCTTCCAACACTACAGGAGATTATTTTGATATGACCCAGTATAGAGATGCAATGTTTGTATTAAACTCTGGAGCTTTAGCGAACACTAATCTAATTAAGCTAGAGATTTTACAGGCTAAAGATGAGTCTGGAACTGATTCCAAAGCTGTTAAAGATGCAGACGGCAACCCGATTATTGTTGAATTTACTAATGAAACTGGAGCTGGTGTTGATTCAGCTAAGCTAATTGCAGAAGTGCAAGGACCTTTAATGGATACCAATAACGGATTTACTCACTTGGCAGCTAAAATAACTTCTGATGATGCTTCTTCAAATTTATCTTGTGATTTAATTAGAGGAAATGCAAGGTTTATGCCTACACAAGATGCAGATAATATGGTAGTAGCTTAATAATTATAGCCCCTTAATTGGGGCTTTTTCATGGAGGTGAAAACATGGATGTTATAAGCAATGGGTTACGATATAAAGGTAAAGAAATTCCTAAAGGCAAAGAAATCAAAAGTGTTCCAAACGGGTTGGCAGCTAGGTGGTTAAGAATGGGATTTGCAAAAGCTAAAGATGGTTATGAAAAACAAGTAAAACCTCCAGTTGAAAAAGCAGAGGATAAAAAAGAAGTTGAGTTTCCAAAGCATACTGGTGGAGGTTGGTATGTTTTAAGCAATGGTGAAAAAATTAGAGGAGAAGATGAAGCGATAGCTGCAGAAAAAGAATTGGGGTGATTAAATGCCTCTAAATGAAAATGCTTTAACTACAGTCGATAGATTAAAGCTGCCAATAGACAATACAAGTATTGAAATCTATATAAATGCTGCAAGTGATGTAATAGAAAATTATTGCAACACTAAATTCAATAAAAAGCCCAGGAGTTTAAATTTAAAATCAGATGGCGGCAAATATCTTATGATCAATTACTGGAATATTGAATCAGTAGAACAGATCTTAAATGATGATGAAGAAATTACTGAATATACTATTTTAGCTGAAAAGGGTATGTTATACAAAAAAGATGAGTGGCCTGAATTAGATGATTATGATTTAGAAGTTAATTTTACAGCCGGGTTTATTTTACCAAAAGATGCTACTGCAGAAAGTCCATCTACATTGCCGGGCGGAATAGAAAATGCCTGCATCTTAATTGCTCAAGATTTATATTGGGAACAGCAAAGAAATCCAATAATCGAAAGTCAGTCCAGAGGTGGTGTCTCTACAAAATACTTAAGCAAAAGAGTTACTGTATATGAAAAACTACCAGGTCCGGCATTGGCTTTGCTTAAGAATTGGAGGTTTACTCCATGTTAATTAAAGATGAATCCTTTGAAACAGTTTTAATAAAAGAAAAAATTGAAAATGGTTACACAGATACTGAGACTGGGCAATGGGTTTCTGCAGGTGAAAAGTTAGTCGCCACTTGTGAAGCTGATATCCAACCTTCAAATTCTAATGTAAAACACACCGAAACGCAGACTGAATTTGAATCTGATCATATTATGTTTGTTAATAAAACAGATATAAATTATGAAGATTCATATTCAAAAATAAAAAAAGGATATGCGGCTATTGATGAAACGGGAAATGAATATGATATTGTTTTCTCTGGCGATTGGCTTGATCACCTAGAAATAGAATTAAAAAGGAGTTAATTATGGAAGATGGCATTAGTGCAGAAATGCTTGGAGCTGAAGAAGCAATAGCAAATACTGAAGCTTTTTTGCAATCTGAAGAAAAAATGGTTGAAGAAGCAATAAAATTTCTTTTAGAAATGATGTATGAACATGCACAATTAACTGGAGACTATAATGACATAACCGGTGCTTTAAGAGCTAGTTTATCTATAAATATTGAAGCAATGGACACTTACAAAACTAAAGCAGAAGCATTATCTCATCTGCCAGAAAATAGAGAAGCAAAAGTAAAAGTTGATGGTGATGATTATATCGGTGCTTTATATGCTGGAATGTGGTATGCGGCTATTGTAGAAAGCAAAAAAGGATACAGCGTTATTCAGGGGACTATTGATAATTTCGAACCCTTAGCTGAACAATATCTTGCTTACAAAATGAATGCCAGGAGTGTTAGACAGCAAGCTGCTATCAGTCTGAAATACTATAACGGGTGAT